CACAGTACAAAGACGTACCCTAAAGAACGGTAAATCATTACAGTTCATCTTTACGGGACGCATGCAAGCGGCTTACCATACTCCTGGTGAACCAATCCTCGGATCAGGCGATCCTCCAGTAGCTGAGAAGACCATCCAATGTGATGACCTTCTAATCAGCTCTGCGTTCGTTTATGATTTAGATGAAACACTTGCACATTACTCTTTAAGATCAGAGATCTCATCTAAAATTGGTCATGCTTTAGCAGAGGCATATGATAAGAAAGTCTTCAGAACGATTGCTCTAGCAGCACGTGAAGCTCATCCTATCACTGCATCTCCAGGACCAGAACCAGGTGGTACTCAGATTGAATTGGGTGCAACTAAGGAGTACAATGCACAAGCATTAGTGGATGCCTTCTTTGAGGCGGCAGCTGTGCTAGATGAAAAGAATCTTCCTAAGACAGGACGTACAGCCGTGCTTAACCCACGTCAGTACTACGCTCTAGTATCTCAGGTTTCTTCTAACATCCTCAACAGAGACTATGGTAACTCACAAGGTAACCTAAACTCTGGTGAAGGTCTAGTAGAAATTGCTGGTATTCAGATCAAGCGTTCTAACAACCTACCTTTCCTTGCTGGTACTGTTAATGGACAGTCTGGTGAGAACAATGATTACTCTGGTGATTTCTCCACACACTGTGGTCTAATCTATCAGCGTGATGTAGCTGGTATTGTAGAGGCCATTGGCCCTCAAGTACAAGTTACCGGTGGGGATGTATCAGTTTTATACCAAGGTGACGTACTTGTAGGTCGTCTTGCAATGGGAGCTGGAACACTTAACCCTGCAGGTGCTATTGAATTAACCTCAGCTCGTAGCTAATTATGTCACTTAAACCTGGTACTTCACAAACTATTACTAGAACTACTGGGGGTACTGCTTTGCTTAGTGGTATTGGTACGGTTGATAAATCAATTACCAAAGACCCAGCTACTCCTTTAGAGTATGGCAGGCAGCATTCTAACAGTGCACTTCTAGGAACAGTTTCTTAACAATATAATATTATGGCAGTTCCAACAGCAGTTGGTGAGTACGGAGTCTGCGGTGCTGGCACCGAGTCTCGTCTCTCTCCATCTGATACAAGTGGATCAGGTACCCCTTCAGCGGTTGCCTCCACAACTAAAAACTTACGTTTAGCATACAACACTGTAGGCGGATCAGGTGTCCTAGACACTTGCGCTGTCGTAACAGCACAGTATAACTAACACAATAGGGGGGTTTCCGAACTCCCCTTTTTTTATTCACAAATATTTATACCTATGGCCCCTACAACCGTTGATATCGATACCGAACTATCCGCAGTCAATGCGATCCTGGGTAGCATAGGTCAGTCACCAATATCAGGTTTAGACTTTGCTAACCCTGAGATATCGTTTATATATAATATATTAAAAGAAGTGATGCAAGATGTTCAAGCAGAAGGTTGGATGTTTAATAAAGAACATCATGTAAAGTTTACCAATAAAGTTGGTGATAAATTTCACATTGATTCTGATATAACACAGATAGATAATGAAGATGAATGGGATCGAACTCGTGACTTTGTTAGGAGAAAAGATACTACTGATGGTATCTGGAAATTATATGATAGAGTGAATCATACATTTGAATACCCTGACGATGATTATTTCTATGTACATGTTACTAGGTTATTATCATTTGAAGATATACCAGCACCCTTCCAAAGGTATATAATATACAAAGCATCAGGTAGAGCTGCAGTACAGTTAGTATCTAATGCTCAACTACAACAGATGTTAGCAACATATGAATCACAAGCAAGAGCTGCTTGTCTAGAATATGAATGTAATCAAGGTGACCATAACTTTATGGGTTGGCCTGATGAATCAGCTTATCAATCTTATAAACCTTATAGAACACTAAGACGCTAATGGCAAGTGTTACACAAAAAATTCCAAATTATGTTTTAGGAATATCAACTCAACCAGATGAACAGAAGGCACCAGGTCAAGTAGTTGACTTAGTTAATGGTGTACCAGATGTTGTACGTCAATTAGATAAACGTCCTGGTAGTAAATTAATTAGTACCATTTCTCCATCAACAGCAGCAAATGCTAAATGGTTCAGTATTTATACAAAAGCAGATGAACAATATATTGGACAATGTGCACCAACTGGTGCTGTTAAAATATGGAGATGTAGTGACGGTGTTGAGATACCCGTGGATTATGCAAATGTTCCTGGTACAAATGTCGCAACTTACTTAGATAATACTGCACTATCAGATGAGAAGTCTTCTGATATTCAGGTACTAACTATTAATGAAACTACCTTCTTTGTTAACAGGCGTAAGGCTGTTCATATGAAGAGAGGTGCAGGTGACCTATCACCAGCTCAGTTGAATGAAGCTTACATATCTCTTGATAGTATTGCATATGGTAAACAGTATGCTTTAGATATATATGATCCTAAAGATAATACGCAATATACTACAACACGTGCTACAGGAATAGCAGTCGATGAAGCTACCAGCTACAGTGGTACCAGCAATGGTGACTGCTTAGGTATGGGTAGAGAGACTGTTAATATTGAAACTGGTACAGATAAGTTTGGAACATCACCACCAAATATGTCTGCCAATGGTAAGACAAATCTAAGGTATGAGATGGATACGAGATGTACACCTCAACCTACAGATGACTCAGATAATGATAACTACCACGATACATATCAACCATTTGCTAAGTTACAATTTGGTGGTGAAGGTTGGGCGGTAAATGATACACATGCTTATACATCAGAGAAAGGTTTAACTACAACAGTAAAGATAAAGAGTACAGTTGAGATTACTTCTAGAGCTAATATAGCTGGGGTCCGACCTCCTGCTACATCCTCTAACGCAGAAGAGCATGTATCTTCTAGTGGTATTTTAGGTAGTCTAAAAGCTACTTTAGATGCTATCAGTGGTACAGGTATAACATGCACTATTGTAGGTAACGGTATACATTTATATAGAGCAACTCCATTTGGGGTAACTTCTCCTGAGAAACAGTTGCTGACTGTTACTACGACTGAAGCTAATAATATAGCTGACTTACCACGTGTATGCAGACATGGATATGTGGTACGAATAGTTAACAGTGGTGAAGATATGGATGATTACTATCTTCGCTTTCAAGCTGAAGGTATTGCAGCAGAAATTTCTAAAGCAGCTACATACTCTAGATCTGGTACAACTGTTAGTGTTGCATCAACAGCACATGGTTTAGAGAATGGTGATAAAGTATATATTGACTTTACAAGTGGTGGAGCTGGGGATGGATTATATACAGTATCAAATAAATCTACTGATGCATTTGATTTAGCAAGTAACTCTTCATCTGGTACAATTGGTGCTGGTGCCTTCTGTACATACACTCCAGAACGTTACGGAGAAGGCGTGTGGGAAGAGGTAGCAGCCCCTGGGATAACAACTACCTTAGATAATGATACAATGCCTCTGGAGCTTGTTAGAGCTATACCTGGAACGTATGATACGATCAACGGTGGGGGTGGTACAACAGCCTATGCTAATGGATTCTTTAGATTTAAATATCCAGACTGGGGTAAACGTGATGTAGGAGATGATGTAACCAATTCAGAACCATCATTTGTTAGTTATCAAGATGAGGATGATGAATGGCATTATAAGTATTTACAGAAGATGATCTTCTTTAGAAATAGAATAGCTCTTCTTAGTGAAGAGAATATTATTCTTTCTAGAGTTAATCAATTCTATAATTTCTGGGTTAAAACTGCTATGGCTATATCCAATGCAGACCCAATTGATCTACAGTCTAGTTCTACTTATCCAACTAAATTATATGATGCAGTTGAAGCTAATGCAGGTCTAGTTATTTTTAGTGCTAGTGAACAGTTCTTATTAAACACAGGTGCTGAAGCTTTACTTACTCCTGAAACAGCTCAGATTAATTACTTATCTTCTTACGCATTTAACACTGATACAGAACCTATTTCATTAGGGACCACATTAGGTTTCCTAAATAATACAGCAAGAGAATCAAGGTTCTATGAAATGGCAGGTGTCTCTACTAGAGAAGAACCAGAAGTAATGGAACAAACTAAAATTGTAGGAGATTTATTTCCAAGAAATTCTAGTTTAGTTTGTGGATCTACTGAAAATGATGTACTTCTATTTGGTGTAGATAGTACATTACATACTGCTACAAATGAAGTATGGGGATATAAGTGGTTTGAACAAGGTAGAAAACGTTCTCAGTCAGCATGGTTTA